TTTCATAATCTGATTGAGTTACCGCTCTATTCTGAGTCGGAAATGTGTCGTAAATTTGTTGTTTTATTTCATATATTCCTGGATTTGAGGTGTCTCCTGTTATAGGAGTTTCATTTAAAACCTCTAATGAAGTCTCTACGTTTTGTGCTTTTGTAACAGATAATTTTTGTAATTCTGGAAAATTCATTTTAGCATCTACAATTTTATCTATGCCCCCAACTCCAATATTATTACTTCCGTTTGAGATTGTTCTATACGCAATAGTAATTGTGGTGTTTGCTGGGACAATACCAAAATTTTTATTAAGTGATAATCTAGTCGGATCAAACGTTGTATCAGTAGTATAATTTTTTCCAAATATATCCATGGCTACAGATTGAGGATTAGCCACAACATCGTCTGCTGTTGGATCTCCGCTTCCAAATTGTATTGTGGTGCTTAGCCTATTTCTTAAAACAGTAAATTTTCTTGACACCAGCATAGGCTTCAGAATAGATGGCACATTGTCATTTTGATAATTATTATTAGAAATTTCTTTATAAACAATGTCTTGTGATAAGTAATCGACCTCAAAATATTCATTTCCTTGTGAATCAACTACCTTGACTATTTCAGCAATATTTGGGTCGTTAATGACAATTCTTTGAAATCTTTCGTATGGGCCTAGGTCATATGATGCTTGTTGCATTATGCCAGAGACAACATTTCCATATGCCTTGATAGCATAATGAGTGGGGGCTCCAGTTTCATCATTTACTCTGGCTACTTGTCCAAACGTAGATGAGCGACCAGTATTTTTATAACCCAAAACTCTACCATGCCTAACAATATTTCCATATTGATAAGCGCTATCTAAAAAACTTTCATTAACATTGTAATCTAAGTAAAATGATAATTGATCTCCAACATATGATACAGCATCCAACATTAGTGAACCAAACGAACCTTCGCTAAAATCTTGAAAGGTATTTGGATAATATCTTTCGACTATTTCAAGTAAATCGTTTCTAATTTCAGAAAATTCTCTACTTGTGTATTTGATGGGTATGCGTTTATTTTGCTGATCTGACATAAAAAATCCTCATTTTAAATAGTAACTTGCATGTAATCTTGAATTCCTAATTGAGGAACTGAGTATACGATTCTAATAGACAATAGACTTTGATCGGGGGAGGAATCGTTAAATTGTATATCTTTGATAGTGACTGCTGGTAGGTATATGGCTACTTGCTCAGATATTTTTTGTTGAATTTCTCCAAATATAGATGGATTATAATTTGAAAATAAATATCTTTTTAAGCCAACACCATACTCAGGAATCATAACTCTTTCGCCGGGTATGGTCAATATAAGCATTTTTAAATTTTGTTTGACTAATCTATTAAAAGTTTTTATACGAGTAAATCCACCCGCACCATCAAGAGTCAAAGGAAGAGAAATTCCTAATGAAGACATAATATTACCTCAATATAATTATTCCTTATCACAAATATTTCCATTAGAATCAAACGGATTAGTTCGGAATTTGCTTTTTTTCCACCATGGCAACAATGCTTTTCCGGCCGGAGGTTTTAATCTCTCTCTTAAATTATTTAAAAATACTCTGCCAACATCAGGCATTTCTGAAAAATTGCCCGGCTTCAATCTTACAAAATTATAGTGACCTCTAAAAGTTCTTTTTATTGTCTTTTTTGTTCTTTGTAATGTTTGTTGATCCCATGAATCCCATTCATTAACAAGTAATCCAGAAAGAAATCCCGGCTGTCGATCAGCATAACTTGCCCAGCCATCCGTTCCCTCTGTTGTTGCTATTAAACTTGTGGTTCCATCTGTGTTTTCTAAATTTTCAAATACTGCGCGCATGCCTGGTTTTTCATCTATATTTGATGCCCCGGCGCCAAAAGATGCTCCATCTGAAACAGTTATCTCGCCTATAGATGGCAAGAAACCCATACTATTATAAATTGCTGCTATAGAAGTTAGTTTATTTAATGGAAAAATATAGCGATAGAACAAATTAAATTTATCGTCATCTTTTAATAAATTAATCAAACAAAGCAAAATTTTACTATTACCTTCCAGTGGTTGAAATTGAGATATTGGCAAATCTAAAACATCTACTTCAACTGAAGTTATTTCTGCTTTTTGACCATCAATTAACACAAAAAATGATAACCCATGCCTTACGCCTAGTTCGCCAGATAAACCAACAGCAACATCTTTATCATCTCTTAAAATTTCTATACTTCCAGGATACACATCGGAAATATTTAAATTTGAATCATTTTGCAAAATAATAGAAACCGCATCTGTAGGGCTGTATTTTACATCATTAATTTTTGTATATTTTTCAAGATAAAAGGGGCGGTCATCGGTAAAATCTATATCATCTCCAAAGTCTGCACAATCTCCTATTGGAACTATCATTTTTGTAGAAAAAGGTTTTAATAAATTATGAGCAACATCAGAGTGAACATTGCCAGCCATATATTTTAAATCACCATTTTCGTCTGCATGCGTGTGATAAAATCCAACATACACGTCTCCCTTAGAATAACCAGACTCTTCATCATTTACTTCATAGACACTAAATTCGTTACCATATGTATATTGATTCTCCAATCCTGATTCGGTTGGTAACTCTGTGCTTGTCTCGACAAGATTTTCATCAGATATATCTATCGTAGAATTATTAACATAATTAAAAAATAACCAATCTGCTAAATCATGAATATCAGGTTTTAAATTAATAGTCTCTAAGTTTTTTATAATTGATGGGCTCATGTGATTAAATTCATCAATCACCATTTGAGTAAGAACTTTTTTCGCTGATTCTTGCGTTTTAAAAATTAAATTATATTTTTGCTCATCTCTATAGTTTCGTAATGTTTTAGTTTTTTTAACTCGCCCAGCATCTTTTACCTGTTGAAGTTCTTGACGCGTTGGATAAAAATTACCTCTTTGAATTTGATCTATATCATTGATAGCTTTTATAACATTCGCACTAGGTTGCTGAATAATTCCAATATCCATGTTTCTGGCGTAAATTTGAACAGCTTGTTCTAAAAATGCATACCAAAATTCATCATCTTTAAACAAGCTAAGTCTTTCTTCTGAATCATCGTCTGCACCTGCTAAAACTTTTTGCATTTCTTCAACTATAAATGCAGCATATAAGCCACTAAAGTTGCCTGGAAAATCAATTTTAAATTTTGTAAAGGTAGCCAATGATTTTACTATGTGGCTAGTAATAAAAATTCTTATCGTTGCGGTTATAATACCTTCAATAGTGGCAGCAGAATCTCTTTGTAAAAGTTTGTTATAAGCTACTTCGTCAATGCAGTCTTTATCTGTAGCTTTTAGTCTGTCATCATGAGGTATTCTTGGAATTCTATCTTTAATCATGTCCTCAATTTCTGTAAAATTGACTAATTCTCTTTTTGCATTGCTTTTACAATGTGTAATTTCTGGAAATAAAACGTCTAACATTCCCATCCATCCTTCATTTTCAAGCGGAGAAATGTAAATTGGCGGATTCATATAAGTTCCACCAAACTTGTTAGGATCTAGATAAAAAACTCTATTTGTTTCGTCGCGGCCTTCATTTTCAATTTGATACTGCATTCGACTCATGCCTAAAATCATATCATTATTTTTAATTTTACGATATTCTTTGTTGCCATCTTCATCCTCAGATTCAATTTCTGCTTCTCCATAAGGAAGGCCGGAGTCTCTATAACCTGGACCTAGAACATATTCAGTATCATCTTCTGTTAAATTATCATATTCTGCTCCATAATTAAACGCGGCTTCGTTACCTCCAATTTCTAAAAATATTTCCTTCATGAATGTTTCCATAAGAGAATCATAATAACTTTTTATTGTATCAGTATCAATATCAACTCCCTTATTACTCATCATTTCCTCTAAAAGTATTATTTGTGGAATGTAGTCTGATGTTCTTTCAAAACATTGAAAAAACTTTGGATAGGGAGAAGTTCTTGTTAATGCAAGTTTAGAATGTAGACTGCCAAAGTTATCAAGAATATCTAATGTGCTGTCTGTATAATATATTTCGTCATACCTTTCAGTTACTAATTTACTATCATCATTATCAGAGCCTGATGAAGATTTAGAATCATCATCGGTTACTGAAGCAGCCATCGGTGAAACTATTTTGGCACCTGGGTTGTTGTTTAAATCAATTAACAATCTAACGTTATCTTTTCTTCTATTAACAACTTTTGTAGTATTGTAATCTTGGCCACCTGTTTCATAAACGTTTTTGTTATAAAGCTCAGAAAAGAACACATTAATATCAAAACCATAAGAATAAGAAGAGTTTGATGAGTTTAAGCCATATCTATAACCTTTTGCATTATCTTTGAAAACTAATTTCATATCGGGCTCTGCTTTTCTAGCTTGCCTTACAAACTTGATACTTTCATCATCCCATTTAATTCCAACATTTGAAAATGGTCCAAGCTCTGGAAGTTCATATAACTTTATTTCAGGTTTATCATATAATCCACTTGTTAATCCTAATGAGTTAAATGACGAAAGAGAAATTTCTTTTTCGCCTATAGTGTTATTACTATTAAAAATTAAAGATTCATAAAGATCAGATGAATCAGCCCAGCCTTGTGTAGAAAATTCATTCAACATTTGATACTGTAGCCATTCTGCAATTTTTGTTGGATATGCTCCTCTTTGTCTTGTTGTCATTGGAACTCGACCATCATTATCTGAAGCTCCGTCGACATAAAAATCAACGTATCTATTTTGAAAAAAGTTTTTTCTATTATGTGTTGTAAGCGGATTGCCTAATGTATCTGACATTATCATGTTAATTAAACCCCAGCGACTTTTACCAGGGCCATTGCCAATAAAATCTGTGGTGTAAGCAAGTTTTATTCTTTTAAGTTCATTTTTAACCGTGTCTGTAGATGCCGCAATCATATCTTCTGTTTCAAATGGAATCAAGCCGTTTTCACAACCCGGATCTGACACGATGGGAGGTAAATTTAAAGCATTAGGTATTCCTGATTGAATCAAATCATTAATTTCATCTAAGTCTTCTTTTAATCTGTCTCTATCGTTTTCACACATTAAAGCCGCTTGGGCTGCTGTTGCTCTTCCCGATAAAAGATTAGCGCGATTGTTACAAAAATTATCTAAATCTTCTTTAGTTGCACATAAAGATGGGTTTGCTGGGTATTGAAGTCCGTCTCCAGAATTAGCCAACTCATCAGCCATGGCATCTCTTAAGTCTATTGGCATCAAATTACCCATATTTCCAAATAAGTCTTCTATTGCATCTTTATTATTAATGCTACCTCTAAATTCAGTATATTCATATTCAATAAGATAATCTACAATTTGCAAAAATTCATCAGTTGGTTGTCCTAGAATCGCTGACATAAATTCTGATTGTGTTGTGGATGAACTAATATCTCCAACAAAAGCGTCTACTCTTTCTTGATTAGTTAAAGCGGCAGGATTTACTCCAAGTTTTTCGAAAAGATCATTTATTGTATCATTAACTTTATTTAAATCAGCATCGGCGCCGCAGATATTGTTTCTTATGACATCTTTAAATTGTTCTCTTCCACCAAAACCGCTTCCGTCTCCTGCAATTGCATTTGCTCCCATACCAACAATAGCAGATAAACCATTACAAATAGAACTACCAAGCAATTTACAAAGCTTTGATAATAGTTGTATTAAAATTTTCATTAAAAGTTCGCGCATTGCAACTCTTAAAAGATCAAAAAATATTTTTGGAAAATCCATTACTTGCGGAATCCAACCAAAAGGATTTTGAAATTTTGGTGCAACTATTTCAAATGGAGTTCCACACTCCGGTAATTTAACGCTTTTCATAAAATCAGGAATGCTCGGATTCATTATTGGATCTTGTGGACAATCTAGAAAAGCTATACTTTTTGCAATTAAACGGGCACCTGGATATTTATTCAACATATTCATTACACGCAACATATCATCTTTATAATAATCAACTAACGCCTGTATATAAGCTTGTACAAGAACGTTGTTGTTTAATTTATCGTTTGTGCTGCCATTTATACCAGCTTGTGTGGCTAATGTTCTTCTTTCTGTGTCAGGCGGCGATGTTACGCTAGTTTCTTGGCTGCGGGTTGATGTTGGTGTTGACTGATTGCCTTCAACCACTTCTTCCTGAGTAGCATCGGCTGCTGGATTATCTGTGCGACCAGACGGAAAAAGTGCTACAACTTGACTTGAATCATTTGTCATAGAATTTGAAACTTGTTGCGCAGTGCCATTATTGGGAAACATATCTCCAGACTCTAATTTCTGTATTGCCATAGCTCTAATTCTTCTTTGATCCTCTGCCGGAAGCGCTTGGGTAAAAAAGTCTGTGAGGTTTTCCATAGACATGCCT